GCATCCTAAAACTTTTAAGTGGAAGGATATTCAAGGTCCTGATAACGAGAACAGGCTAACTTTGGAGGAATGGAATGAGCAAGGCTCTACTAGACAAGTTGAGTCAGAAGCGAAACCTGGAAGCCCAATGGGCTAGCGAGTTTATCGCTAATGGCTCTGTAACTGTGAAAATGGTTGAGTTAAAGAAAAAAATCAATCAAATTGCACAGGAATTAAAGAACGACAGCGAAAACAAATAGTTTTTGTTGTACTTTTTGATGTTTATGGAATAGTGTAAACTATGGCTAAGATACCTACGTCCCGATTAAACACTGCACCTAAAGAATATAATGAAACTGATTTCGATCAGCTTATAGAAGATTTGCAAGACATGATTAAAATTTTAAATACAACTTATCCTAAAGATATTATAGATGAAGAGGATAGAAAACAATGGTTTTTCATGCGATGAGTGTTTGTACAAATGTAAATGGTAGTGGAACAACGATTATAAGTGGAGGTGATGGCTCTACTGCTTATGATGCATTTGGTCGTTTAAGAGTAAGTAGTCCTTTAACTATATTTGATTCTAAAAATGTAATGAGTAAGAATAATCTTTTTGATGAAGATTTAACTGGCTCAGGAACTGTTAGTTATACCGCAAATACTTCTACTGTTAATTTAAATACTACAACAGCTTCGGGTGATAAAGTTATTCGACAGAGTAAAAGAGTAATGAGTTATCAACCCGGGAAATCTTTATTAACTTTAAATACATTTGTAATGCATACTCAAGAAGAAAATTTAGAGCAACGAGTAGGTATGTTTGATGCGAATAATGGTATATTTTTCGAGGATTATGGCACAGGTTATCGAATAGTTAGAAGAACATATGCATCAGGGTCACCTGCTGATGAAGACGTTAATCAATCAAGTTGGAATGGAGATAAGCTTGATGGAACAGGTGATAGTGGTTACACGATAGATCCTACTAAAGCTACTATACTATTTATGGATTTCGAATGGTTAGGAATGGGGGCAGTAAGAGTTGGTTTTGTAATAGATGGTAAATTTATAACAGCTCATACTTTTTTAAACGCAAATAATTTAACGACTACTTATATGCAAACTGCTAATTTACCCATACGATATGAAATAGAAAACACTGGCACAATTACAGGTGCTGCTACACTTGAGCAAGTTTGTTCAACTACAATGATTGAAGGAGGTTATGCTCCTGAAGGATTACGACAATCTATTGGTACAGCTTCTTTAGGTGGAGTTAATTTAACCACTGCGGGAACTTTTTATAATATAGCAACAATACGAATTAAATCAGGAAGACCCTATGCGGTAATTATTCCTATTGATGTATCTGCCTCTGCTATTTCTAATTCTGATTTTGAAGTAAAATTAATACTGAATGGAACACCTTCGACTGCTTTTAGCTATACATCTTATAGCGATAATGTAGAATATGATTTAACAGGAACGACTACTATTACTGGAGGGACTATTATAGGTCAAGCTTATCTATCTGGTAAAGGAGCTAATAGTTTACAATTTGCTCAGAATGGATTTAATTTCGCTTATCAGTTAGGTCAAACAATTAGTGGTACTTCTGATACAATAACTTTAGCTGCAAAAGGAGCTAGTAATGGTGACGATATTTGTGGTACTTTAAAATGGGTTGATTTAACATAATGGCTAATAGATATAAAAACGCATTTTTTGATCCCATTAGTACAAATACTGAGACTATTTATACTACTCCTAATGATGTAAGAAGTATTATACAAAACATACAAATTACTAACGAAACTGGAAGTAAGGTCGTAAAAGTGTACGTTTATGATGCGTCTGCTAATGTTGATTATTTAGTGGCTCATGGATCAATAAGTGGTCCGACTATTTGTAATTTTGCAAAGGGACCTATTGTATTAGAAGAAAATGATATATTGAAAGCACAATCTAGTGTAACGAGTAATGTATCTGCTATTGTCTCAATATTAGAGACAGATAGAAATCAGCAATAATAAGATACTTGTTCGTCCTATAAATTTCTAGTATATATAGAATAAAAAGAAAGAATTTCCATGATATTTATTTTAAAAGAATTTATACTATTTGTAATATTATTAATGTTACTGTTCTATTTGATCTAACTCATTCTACTATATAGGGAATATTTTGAAAAAATATTTTTTTATTTCTAGAAAAGTGCCAATACCAATACCTTTTGAACTATTATTCAATAATACCAACGGTTCTAGTGGTATTGGCATCACTTTTAGAGGCAATACCGCCAATACCTAGATAGATATACCAACGCTTTTTTAGGGTCATGCGTCAGATAGTGCCAATACCTTCCCGAGGCTGCACGCGGAACATTTTGAGAAATTTTATTTTATTTATTTATTTCCTATATAGTAGAAGTGAGTTGTTTGATTTTATTGTTTTATTTTATAATCTGTTGTATATTAATATTTTTAATAGTTTTAAAAACTATTATAAATAATAAAGTAAGAAAGGAGACTTATGTCAATAAATCTAGCTGTAAAACCAAAGGTTACTCCTAAGAGTCAATCTACGGTTGTTAAACCTAAAGCGAAATCGCCTAAGGTAATGGACCCTAAATTATTCAAGGGTACTTATAAATATGATAGAGATGCGAGAATACAAATTCTTGTACCTAAAAATCCTAAAAGAGAAGGTAGTGGTGGATACAAAAGATTTGCTATCTATAAATCTGCGATGAAGATTAGAGAATTCTTACAAGCAGGTGGTAAAACTATCGACTTAGATTGGGATAGAGAAAGAGGCTTTATCGCAACTGAAGATAAAGATAAAGCTGGAATGGCAAGTAAGACAGACAAAGCAACGTTCACGCTTAAATAATATTGTATTACTTGATTTCTATATATTTTATAAATATTTCGTAGCCGAGTTTATTATCGTTTTCTCGGCTATGAATAGTCGGTGTTACCATGACAACAAAGTGCGTATAGGTAATAGTGTAAAAAACTAAACTTACGGTTCGCGCCACCGACTTACTATAAAGGAGAAAGATATGGTAGAGAAAGACAAATTAGATTGGTGTTATTATTTTAAAAGTATTCTATGGAGACCAAATAATTCTGGTTGGATTAGACTTTGTTCTAAAGGTAGTATTGAAGGTTTTTCTATAAGTACAAAACAAACTAAAGTTAGAGATCACTATAAAAAAATCGCAGATTCAGGTGTAGAATTTTATACTTGTGATGATGACGATTTAGATAAAGAATACGGTATGTACTATGGTAATTTAGAGTTTGATCCATTAGATATTATGGAATCTTATAGCGGACATACTAAAATGTTTCATAAGGAGAACGGCGAATGGCGTCAACTATAAAAGTAAAATTTAGAATATCATTACCGGCAGAAAAAGAATTTAAAATTTTTGATAATGATTTATGGCAAAAATCTAAAAATGATTTTGTTGCAGCAGCTAATGATGAAGATGGCCAACAAATACTTGCTAATGATTATATTGAATTATATGGCTTGTCACCAGTTGACAATAGCTATTTCGAAGATGACCCTAACAGAGAAGTAGAAAGCATAGAACAAATTATAGATGAGACAGGAAAAAGTATATGATATTTGATAGTTATTTATTGTTTATTAGTGTTTTTATTTTACTATATTTAATTTTAATACTAACTAACTAAAAAGGAGAAAGCAATGGCGTTAATTAACTTACCTGACTTTGTTACTAGAAAAGTCGATATGTTAACTGCAGCACGAGAGTTTAAAGCTGCAATAGATAAAAACTGTAAACGAATGGGTATGGATCCAGATTGGGAAACTAATATTCTTCTCGATAAAGAATATCAAGGTGATTCTAATAAAGTAATTGTTGTATCTTTCGAGGCAGGACCATTCGATTGGGGTGTAGGTTATTCTTTAGGTAGCCACCCTAAGAGTTTTAATCCTATGAAAAATCCTAACGATTGGTATTTAGAATGTTATTACGGTTTCGATGTAATGTTTACACCACATAGTTTTGATAATGCTAAGACTTATGATTCTATTACTATTGGAAAAGGTCCAGCAGAAAATATGCGAGATAAGAAAGATATTGTTGAGGTAACTCATGCTTGCTGAACTTTTAACTGGTGCGGTTCTACTATTGGTAACAATAGTAGGACTTCTACTATATATTATTAAAATTTTCGAAAGACACGATGAAAGGAAATTATCAGAGAGATTAAACAAATCTTTTAAAGACCATCAGAATAATAAGACTTAAATTGTTTTATAATGATTCTTCGTAATTATTCTAAAATTATAAAGAAAACTAACAAGGAGAATAAAATGATAACAGATCATAATTTTGACTGCAGAGGCTGTCTTAAATTTAATACTAAAAAAGACATTGAGTTTGTATTTGTAAGTACACAACTTACTGGTACTTTTGAAGGTGTATCTGCGACATTCGAAAAATATCTTCAATCAATGTTTAATTCGATGATAGATAATTTTGATTTAGTAGAACCTAAAACTAAAAATTCTATGTATGAAATAACTTCAATTAAAGAGGAGAATAAGTAATGGACGCAAAATATAGAGGTTTTGATATTAAATATATAGGTGGTGGTTTTAAACTTTATGAAGGTGATTCTTTAAAAGAAACTCACTCTTGTCAAGACGATACTGCAACTAAAAGATATAAATCAATGCAACGAATAGATGCTATACATCGTCATAGGAGACAAGAAGATGATAGAAGTATCGAAAGAGTAGATGCGCAAGTTAGAGCAACTAGAGATATGGGAGTATAATATTGTATAATTTTGTTATTAATAGTTTATTCTGTAATTATAACTAAACTTATAAAGGAGAAAGCAAATGAATAAATATATAGATGTAAAATCTCATGGCGATAGTGTTCAGCCTAAAGATTTTAAATTTAATAAAATACAGCAATCACCTAAAATATTAGAAATAAAAGATGGTATGTATGGTTTCGACTTTAATGGAACTTACATTATAGACCCTACTCTTGACGAAACTGGTAGATATCCTGTAAACCCTAAATCTTATTATTCTTTATCAGATTATGAGATTAGAAAAATTAAAACTGGTAATAATTTATGACAGACAATATAGAAAAAACTTGTGTTATTTGTAACGAGAAATTTACTGGTTGGGGTAATAATCCTGAGCCTATTAAAGACGAAGGTGAGTGTTGTAATAAATGCGACAACGAGAAAGTAATTCCAGCTAGAATGGAGAAAATGTATGGCAACTAAAAAATTTTGGAAAATAGCTGTCTATCGTACTGATAGATTATTAGGTGGACAAGAAGAAGGTGGTTGGTATTACGATGCTGGTGATCGTATTAAAGAAGGTAAAATCGAATATACTGATCCTAAAAAAGCTTATCGGGCTTGTCGTTTGTTTAATAAGTTATTTGGTAGTAAAGGTAATTCTATAGAATATGGAATAGAATGCGATGTTTATTATCGTGGTACACCAGAGAGTTTTCCACAACATACTCCTTATTACTCTTAGTTTACATTCATAAATAAATCGTTATATTGGATAAATATGGCGATAACTGTAGACCAAATTAATCAACAAATAGAGGCGACCTTATCCTCAATGGAAAAGAAGTTCTGTGAGGGTATAGCACAAGGAAAAGGTAAGAGAGAAGCGGCTGTTTACGCAGGTTACTCTGAAACTTCAGCTCACGTTCAAGCGGCCCGCAACTTAAAGAAAGATAAAATTATCCAGTATATTGATAGATTGCGTGCTGATACTAGGCGCTTGACCAGTGAATCTATATCCAAAGAGGTTGAAAAGCTTGATAAACTGTATGTTGAGGCTAGTTCGAAGAAACAATATACAGCAGCAGTCAATGCGATAAGGTTGAAGTCTCAGCTGTTGGGGTTCCTTGTTGAAAAGAAAGAAGTTCAACACTCAACCCTTGACACGATGAACGATGATGAGCTGGCCAAATATCTTGATCAAATCAAATCAGAACATAATCTAGATAGTTAGTGGCTGCGGTCTGTTGTTGACGGACTGTTGAAACTTGTTGAAATAGCTCTAGTAGGATCAGTTTGGATCCTCGAGGCTAGGGCGCAGGGCGGATCCGCAAGGATCACGAATAATATAATAAAAGGAAAAAGCTCTATCCTCATTAAACACGATTAGACGATAAAATTTTAAATTAGAAATAAAAAAGTATAACTATGATATTAAATAAATATTAATTAATTATTATTAATTTTAAAAAGAAAGTTATTTTATGATATTATATTTATTTAAAGAGTTTTTTTTATTCTCATTTTTACTTAGTTTATTATTCTATTTAATATAAGAACAAAACGAGAACAACAATATAAGTATTACAACAGAAAATATATATTTACTTCTATTTAAAAATAACTATTATTATTTTATCTTTTAAAAATTAAATCTTTTAATAATTAAAAGAGTTTTTAAAAGAAATAGAAAGTAGAAAAAATGAAAAAACTAAATAACGATAAAAATAATCTAATCGAAAATAAAATAGCTTTATCTTTTAGAGAATTCGAAAATAAAAGAGTTCTTTTTAGATTATTTAATACTAAAAGAGAAAAATCTATCTCTTTTAAAATTTACGAAAACGCGAAATTATCAACGACTATTAAAGACGCGTTTTTAAATAATTATCGAAAAGTAGATATAGAATACGATACTACTAAAAATAATCGTTTTAAAAAAGTAAATCTATTAGTCGATATTAATAGTTACTTAGATAAATCTAAAATTAATCTTTATAAAGATTTAATCGCTAGTAATAAAGAGTATATCAAATCTAATAAAGTAGATAATTCTATTTTAGAAAATATTAAATACTTCGAAGATAGAATTAATAATCTAAAATAATTTAATCTTAATTAAACGCGTTAGTATTAATTTACTAACGCGTTTTTTTTATTCTCTTTTTTAATTTTCTTTTTTTTAAATTCTCTTTTTAAAAAAATAAAATCGTATTAAGTTTGACTGATTTTTTTTATATAAAGTTTAAAATCTATTATAGTCTAGTGGTAGAGAGAGTAGTAGAGTGGGTGTAGAATGACTTATATACGTATAAATTTTGTAGAAAAAAATTTTGTTTTATTTTAATACTGTACAATGGCTTTTTTAAATAGTAGCATTCCACCTATATATTGTAAAATTCGTAAGGAGTATTTATATGATTTACAGAAACATAATGGAGAAAGCGAAGACTGTGTTATCTTCGGTCTCACAAGTATCGCAGGGCGTGGTCTCCTTTTTAATATCATGCTGGAAAATGGTGCCTGCTTTTGGCGCTTGCCTATCTCAGCGTTTTTCCAAAAATCGTATGACAGAGCCGAAGTGCCTGATATGTCGATTGACGAGCTTCAATTGTGGAATAGCTTTGATTATTATCATAGTGTTAATCACTTTGCTTTTCTAGAAGGACAACGAGCCAAATATTTTGGAAAAGATAAAAAATTATATCACGGTGAGTATCTGTTTACTGTTGACTGGTGTCACCCTGATGCCAATCTTCTTGATACAGATCATTCTGAAATTCCTCAGGAACATAAGTGCGCTCATATATTGGAGCTTGACAATGGTAATTTCGCTGCTCAGCCTAATAACAGGATACTATGGAATATTAATTCATTCACTACCCGAAACGAAGTTCCAGACTATAAAGTTCAAACGACCGAATGGAACGTAGAAAATAAAGACTGGATGACCGAGGACACTGACAAGTTCTTCTACGAGATAGAAGAAAAGAAATAGGTTTTCAATCCACATAAATCAAAGTATCATTGATCCATGACTATATCTATATTACTCCCTACTCGTAAGAGAGTTAGCCAGCTAAAGAAATCTATGGATTCTTTATTGTCTAATGCAAAAAATCCTGATAAAATTCAACCTCTATTCGGTGTCGATGACGATGATACAGAAACTTTAGAATATTTAAAAAAAGCTAATTACAAAAATCAAAGTGTACTAAAGTTTAAACGAATGGGTTACGAAAACCTCCATATGTATAATAATTCTTTATGTGCATATGCTCAGGGTACCTGGGTAATGTTTTTCAATGACGATGCGATTATGAATACTAAACATTGGGATGA